ACCACCACACAAACTTACTCCCATCCAGGAACACAGAGCTTTGTCGCTCGTCAGCAACGTCATATGAATTCTCAGTTCATGTTGTGGTGACACTTTAAACGGTCTGTGCCAGTAGCGACCGAGTCATTTCAAGAATGACCATTTCACATTTATATTATAACACTTGTCGTGCGTAACTGTATAGTTTTTCAGTTGTATTTAAAGTTAAGTTATCTACTTCGCGCTTTCCTTGCCTTAATTGTGAAATTACATATTGCGCTACGCCAGTTTGTTTGTGAATTTGGTAACCTGTTATATCACTTTTGATCAATTCAATTATTTTTAATTTATAATCACTCATATTATCTACGTCCATTCTTTTTATCTAAACAATAAAAATGTGTTTTTCTCCCGATAAATAATAACAATGGTAGGCTTAATAAAAACAATATTAAATACATTTGTTCTGTCATAATTGAAAACCTCCAAATAATATTATATTATATAAGTGTAAGGAGGAGCCATCAGGCTCCAAGCATAATGTTAATCTTTGTTGTTTGGCTTTCGGTCTAGGTAGCCGAGATGCCATTCTCTAAGTTGTTTTAACACTTCTGGAATTATCAGTACTGCCAATACTTGATGTTCTAGAAGTGTTTTTATTATGTCTAGCATGAGGCTTTTCACCTCCTTACACATAATTTGTAAGTCATCAACTAACCTACAAATATAATTATACTAAACAAATGTTTATTAGTCAAGTGTTTTTTAAAATTTGCATAAAAAAATAGGCAAGTACCGAAGTACCTGCCTAAACAACAACAAGATTAACATGTGAATAATGGAAATAAAAAGTCAGCCCGAAGGCTAACTTACGAATAGATGAAAATTTGAACACATTGCTGTGTCTAAAACGATTATAGCATAAATGACGAATATTTCTAGCTCAAAATTATTATATTTCAATGATAAAATTTTATGGATTTGTTAATAATTATTTAATTGATTTACATAAATAATAATTCTAAAATTACTTTGTAATCGATTGCAAATAAGTTATAGGAGAAAATAAAATGAATAAAAAACTATTAACAAAAACATTGATAGCAAGTGCTTTAGTTTTAACAACAGTAGGTTCAGGTTTTCATTCTTCTTCAAATTATAATGGTATTAATAACGTTGCAAAAGCTTCTGAAATAACAGATAGCGAATTGTGGAAAAATGTAAGAGACGCTTTAAAAGACGCAAATATCATTGATAAAACAGACAAAGAAACGATTAAAGTAAAATATAAATTAAAAAACGGTGGAGAGAGCGAAATTTCTGGGACTGCGAACTTAGATAATCTTAGTAATACTAATAACAGCACCGTTAGTCCTGATAGCGTTAACCGTGTCGATATTACAAGAGTTAATCCAAACGGAAACACAATAGAGGCAAATGATGCATGGAAAAAATTAGTAGATAAATTAAAAGAAAAGCATATTGTTAAAGTCGGTGATAAAGTAACTATCCATAGTAAAGATCCTTCTGATGAAAAAGTATATGGCAAGGTAGGAGATCAAGATTCTAATGTAAAAAATAGACTGATTAGTCCTAAAGATATAACTCATATAACAATAGAAAGATAATCATTTTTAGAGGTAGGAAGAAAATAACCTACCTCTTTTCTTTTTATAGGTACAACCTATTAAGCCCACTCAATCGTGCCCCAATATTTTTCATTTTTAATCTTTTGTTCCTTATCAGTAATTCTACACACTGCACAATAGAAATTGTTAGTACTAGAGCCCTCACGTTGATATTTGAATCTAATCCACCAGTAGCCATCTTTTTTAATGACTTGGTCGAATTTTACCCAATCATCTTTTGTGTATAGCCATGAATCTTCTTCAACGACTGTGCCGGTTAATCCAGCTGTTTTTCTGACTCTTATAGCTTTTTCTGGATTAGGATAAAATACGCCTTTCCAATTCCATGTTATTTTGTCAGCGCTTGGCTTACTACTTGGCGCATCAATTTGTCTGCCGTTAATGGCTTCAGCAATCCGCTTCGTGAAGCTGTCTAAATTGTTTTTAATGTAGTTTAAATCTTTCGTAGATGTGATAAAACCTAATTCGATTAAACGATAATTAAGATTAAGATCAGCAGACACGTTAGCGTTCAATAAATCCCCTCTAGGTGTCACACCTCTTATTTTACCCACTGTTTTATCTAATGCACTACTTAATGCCTTGTCAATGTCATCAGCTGGGAAACGATCGCTAATGATTACATGCCCGCCACTTGCTTGTGGGCTAGCAGAATCTAAATGAAACTCTATGATTGCATCCGGTTTGACTTCACTTTTAATCCAGTACATGCCATAATCTTTATAGTTTCCAACACGTTGACCGTACAATGTATCTTGATATAAATCTTGATTCATCGAGTTGCCACCGTATAACAATACTGTGTTGCCTACTGACTCAAGATACTTTTTCACTCTAGGTATAATATTTTTACGGTTAAAATCTCTTTCGTTTTCTCCATTCGCAACGGCACCTGGGTCGTTAGAGTATGCACCAATACCATGACCAGCCACAAGCATGATTTTTTTACCTTTTGATAACTTATCTTGTTTAACTGGCTTCACTGCGCTTCTTAGCTTATTAGCGGTCGTTTCTTTTGCGTAGAATGGACGGATAAACCACATAGGGAAGTCGTAGCCGTGTGTGCGTCTTGTAGTAACTTCTGGTGGACTCCAGTAAGCACCGCCTAGCCAGTTCTGCTCTAAAATAGTTATAGAATCTAACGTAGCGCTTATTACAATACCTACATGACCATAACCACCACCATAATTACGGTTAAAAATAACGACGTCGCCAGGCAATGCTTGAAACGACACAGTATTTTCGTAAACGGTTGCCTCGTTAGTGAAATCATTCCATGTTGGAATGTCTGCAGCGCCCACACCTTTCAACCTGTGATTAAATAAGTAAAGCCAATATTGGTTAGCAGTATCGAAGCATTGACATCCAAATGCATTGTCTGGATTCCACGCCTTACCCTCTAAACTTTTAAGATAACTAATAGCTTGACTGTATGTCCTAACCGACGGCATTGTTATCATCTCCGTTCACTTTAGGTGCGCCACCAGTTGACTGAATGCCAGCTTTTACTTCATAAATTTTTTGTTGCCCTTTCTTAGATGCGTGAGTAAAGTTGTTATTCTTCCACCACGTCCAAATTGAAACAATCCCAGTAACGACTGTGCTTATAAACACTTCGTCAACTGGGATTGGAGAAATATGTTTGATTGCTAAAAACTGATTGATCCATGCGACTATTAATAAAATTGTTCTTACGATTGTACCGATATCCATTTGTTTACTCCTTTTATCCAAAATAAAAAACGACTAAAAAATTAGTCGTTTAAAATTATTCAATGGTCAATGTCGGAGATCCTGAATAAACATCACTTATAGTGACATACAACATCCCTGAAGGATTACTAAAGTTGATATTTTTACTTGCAACTCCGCTATTGACTCCTGATATTCCTAAATCACTTGAACCTAAATTAGTTTGCGAAACCCTCATTATACCGCTACGTACATTTTCTATTGTCACCTGATAACTTTTATTAGGTTCAACTCCATTTATTGTCCATTTTGCTGTTGATTCTTCTATGCTATCCGGATATTTATTTTTAGGTAAGGGTTTTATTACAAAAGATGAAGGCTTTTTCCATACTTGGATATTTCCAGCATATACTTTTGTATATGCTTCGCCTTCGTAAATAAGCTTCTTTACATTTTTAAAATTACCTTCCATAAAAATCACCCCTTAATTAAATAAAGTGTATTAGGGTCTTTTTGGTACAAATAATTATATTCTGTTTCACTGCCTGTCCAAATATTCAGTGACGGCTGCGAAGAACCGATAGGTTGATAAAGTTTATCTGCTTCCTCTTTTGTAAAAGCATTTGATGATAAAAGATAACGTTCATCATGACTGTGATTTATGTCTGATTTTTTTGATAAAGCATTTTCTAATCCTTCAATCTGTTTGATTGTATGACTATGATTTTTATCTGCATACAAACTGTTTAATGATTGCTTGAATCTCTCAAAATCTTCTGTACTAACTTTTGAGCCAATCTGTTGCAATACACTTTCTGAAATAGAGTTGTTTTGTATTGCTTCTGCTAATTCTCTTAATGTATTCATAGATTCAGGCGCGCTATCAACTAGTTCAGCAATTTTTGAATCCGTATACGTTTTAGAGTCGTTGAGAGTTGTATCTTTGATTTTTTCAACTTCTTGCAATTTATTTTCTAACCCTTCAACATTTGCGATATTGATTTTGTCCAATAACTCAGGTTCTGCTTTGATATCTGTATCTTTACCATCAATTTGCCACATTTTAGTGTCAGGATTGATTGATACTACAGTACCGTTTTTACCGGGTGCGCCTTGTTCTCCTTTTTTACCTGCTTCACCTTTTGCTCCAGGTTGTCCCGGTTCGCCTTTATCACCTTTCGCACCTTTAAATCTACTTTCATTCTTTTCGATGTAAGAAATAACATCTTTATCTATTTTCTCTTTAAAGTCTTTGCTCAATAAATCTGTCGCGTTATCTTTTAAGATTCTCGTAATAGCATCATCTACCAATTTAACATCGATTTCTTTTGCTACAGCAGATTCAATGCCACTATCAACGATATTGAAAGAAAAGTTTGCGACATGTATTTTTTCTTCTTCTTTCTCTAAAAACAGCTTACAACGAACATAACCAGCGTGTTTGATAACCTTTTTAGGTATCTTGTAGGTAAGGAACCCTTTTACAACATCGTCCATAATAAGGGGCTCATTTTTGAATATAGAGCCATCTTCCATAAACAAATGTAATCTAGGTGTTAAGCCATGTGCTTTTAGATCGATACGACCTTGTTTGTCATTGATACCTATTCTTATAGATGCTGTATTTTCATCTTCAGTGTAAAATCGACAGCCAATGTCACCTAAGTCAACACCATCATTTTTTATTCTCGTTTCAACATCTTTTATTTTGTACATTTACACACCTCTTTATTTATATTTATCTCTTATAAAGTAGATACCTTTTAAGCCGATTTGTTTATATAGCTTAGCGATTGTACTAGCTTGATGTTGGCACCACTCTATAGCAGTAGCGTATTGGTGGGTAGCTGGATTCTTAGGATTCCATCTGATTCTGTACAGTGTATTCTGTCCTTTGTTGATGTAATCCTTTCTTACGAAGCTAGCACCGCCCATGATTGCTTTTGCTGGAGATGTCCAACCTTTATTCCTTGCAAACGTCATTGCGTAGTTAGGATTGTTGTCGTAAGCGCCAATGCCGAAGTAGTTGTATACTCCATCTTTTCCGTTAGCGAAGTTACTTGTTCCATATCCACTTTCTAAGAAAGCATGCGCGATTAAATAAATTTCATTAATGTTGTGCTTTTTACAAGCTTCTGCGAACGCTTTACCTTGATTATTCAATGTTCCCTTACCTTTAAGTATCTTATTAAGCGAACTAACTGAAACGCCTTGATACTTGCCTAAATTAAGCATTTGGTAGCACTGCGTGTTACTTTCCCATATTCGTTTAACATTCATTGCTGAACTCGTTTGTGCTCGTGTAGCGTTAGCCCAACCCCAAGCATTAGATTTTTTCGGGTTACCTCTTGCCATTTGTTTATCCAGTGCTTGTTTGAATGTATAAGGACTCGTTTCTGTTATGATCTGCGGTTGTTTAGATGCCGAACCATTGTTGGCTGTTGGTGACGAGTCTCTTACATTAGCTATATCAGCGTTTTTATTATCTACCATAACTTTTATTCTAGATTTTGTTACTGTTGGCTTAGTTATAGAATTTAATAATTTTTCTCTGTTTTTAAATATATTAAGTAATGCCTTTTCTAATGCTTCGTATTTATCTTTAGGAGGAACACCGTTGTCAATCATATTCCAATTAACATGTTCCAACATCGAACGCCAAATGCTGTCGTCTACTTTTAAATTTTCAATACTTAGAGGTATCTCATATTTGGCCATCATATCTACAGCTACAACCATTGCGTGAATCTCATTAAAAATAAATTCATTTTTACTCGCACTATAATCTTCACATACGTCTATAACTATATAATCAGGTTCATTAGGAACTTCAAATACAGCTCTTCTAGGTGCCCAAATATTATGTCTATCAACATAAAAGTGGGGATATTCTACATCCTGTTTGTATTTCTTCCTACTGTTATATAAACTTTCTACCGAGCTCATCGTTTGTGCGTTTCTAATCATTATTCCTTTAGGTTTTTCGAGTCGTCGATTACCTTCTACTATAAAGTGATAAATATATTCTGGATAATTAACCTCTTGGCTAGAAATAGTGTACTTTATAGTTGTTACATCTTTCCAAATTGGAACTTTTTTATTATTTTTTTCGTTATCATCACTATCATCTTCTGGTTTAGGTGCCGGCGTAGATTTCTCCGGATGATATGGTGGTCTAACAAAATATTTAACTCCTCCACCTGGTCCATCATGATAAGAGTGTTTGATTTTATACGGCGGACTTCCTGTTGCATTATTTGTATACCAGTTTTGATCCACACCATACCAATAGTCTTTTGTGCATGGCCCTACTACAATGTTCACATGACCTGCCCAACCACCAGTCCAAACACCCCAGTCGCCTGGTTGTGGTACAAAGTCTTTTGTATTTCTAATTATCTTGAAATCTCTACCTCTATAATTAGATTTCTGAGCCATAGCATCAGCATTTCCCCATGTTCTAAATCCCCAATATTTATCGAGTAAATAATTAGGTAAATCCCAGCATTGTGCTCCCATTCCAGAACCAGGTACATCAATAGCTATTTTGTTTTTAGCGATATATAACGCCCATTCAACCACTTCACTAGCTGTGGGCTTTCTATTTTTCGGATTAGGTAATCCCATGTATGCACCTCATTTCAATCAAAATAAAAAGCCAGTGCCGAAGCACTGACTCTTAACTGTTATTTACATTTACCAAACCAGAAGCACGCCCAGAAGCTATATCCTAAAATCCCTTTAAGCATGGTAATCACCTCCTTTAAATACCAAAAACAGTTCTTAGTAAAGCTATGACAATCGTACTGAAGATAGTCCCTATCAAACCTAGAATCCACATTTTTATGTCTCTAATATTCTTGGCATTCTTTTCTTTATTCTTTTCATCTTCTACCTTGTCGCGCTTTAATTCTTCAAAATTTCTATCTAATTTGTCATAAATCTTTTCTTGCGCTCTAAGACTATCTTCTATTCTGTCGAATTTTTCAAACATAGTCTTATCATTTTCTTCTAATCGCGTTAAACGCCAATCTTGTTCATGTCGTTTGGTAAATCCAAACATTATGCCACCCACTTTATTCAAATTAAAAAGCCACAAGCATTACACCTGTGACTTTTCATCTTTTGTTTCTGGATATTTTTCTCCAGTGATTAAAGCGTATTCTTCTTTATCGATTAAACCCTTGTCTACGTACCACTTAATTTGCTCGTTTTTATAGTAACCCCAAACATAAAAAGTTTTAATGTCTTTAAAAGTTGGATAAATCATCTTCATTATTTAAACGTCCCCCTCAGTACTTGTTTTGTTAGTTTTCAGTTCAGTCAACTGTTGTGTTAACATAGCGTTTTGTTGAGCTAATTCCATTGTTAATACGTTTACTTGTGCCACCTGCATTTGCATACTCGCAACCATTCCGCGAAGTTCCTCATCACTTAAATCTGACGCACTTTGTTGGTTTGATGCATTCGGTACGTCTTCTTTTTCGAAATTGCTATTGTATTTAATTTCGCCGTTAGTGAAAACGAACTTTCTAGGTTCGAACTCTTCTTTAAATTTAATAGGCACATTGTTATCATCTACATCTAAACTATTGCGTAAACCGCCAGTATTAACGAATCCGATAACTTCGTTTTTATCGTTTACTGTGATTTTCATTATTTCCACCCCATAATTTTAGTTATAGTAACTTTGTTGGCATTCGCTCCAGAACCTGATGTTTTACCTAAATCAAAGTACACATCGTTATCTATTCTTAAAGTAGTGCTACTTGTTTTGGATAGTAAGCACTCATAAATACCGCCACCGTTGCCGTCTGAGTCAACTACATTCGCTTTACTCAATTGAATCGCGTTAGGTAATGCAGTTAGTCCGAATCCCTCAATAACGCCACCTGGATAAGTTCCACTTACTAATAAAATAGAATAGTTTGTGTACGGTTCAGTTAGATTGATTGTTGTACCTACACCATTTGCGCCACCGTCGAACAATACCGTTGACTTATGTTCATTAGGAACTGTCCACTGTTGCTCAAGTCTGCCGTTTGTGATTGATCGTGCGTAAATCTTTTTAGAGTTATAAGGTGTGAAGTTAAATAGCTTGTTTGTATCATCTTTAACGAATACCGATAAATAACCCTCATAACTTTCAACGCTACCTGGTAAATCAGGCACACTTGTTACGTAATAATTCCCAGCGCCCAATGCTTCTAAATTACCTTTGGCGTTATATAAGTTCTTTTGGATTGATTGACCGTTATGTTCTGTTAACTTATGTTGTTGCCAACTTATACTTTGTAACTTACCATCTACATACTGTTTAGCTTGATTCAGTGTGTTGTTAGATATTTCTTCAACAAATTGCTTAGTTAAGTTTCCATCATTCTTTTTATAAAACGGGTACCACGTGCCGTAGATTTTGTATTTTGTGTACTCATCGTTTGAATCATCTGGGTACCATGTTGCACGAGCAGTATTATTATCAACAACATAAACAACTAACACACCAGATTTGCTTGATGTATAAGTTGATTCATCGAACGAAGAACCGTCATCAACACCATCTTGTCCGGGCTTCTCTAACGTGCCTATATCCGCCTTTTCTGGCGCATCTTTTGCATTAGTAATATGAATAATCATAGATGAGTTAGCGTGTCTTAAAACAGCTTCTATTGACTGTTCAGATGATTCGATCGCTTTACCGTAATCATCAGTAAGTTTAGACTTTTGCCAATTTGTTGTTGAATTACCTTTAACAAGGTCAGCGCCATTGATTTGTTGTTCAACTTCGTTAACACGTTCAAAAATCGCTTGCTCTTTATCAACAATTTTCTGGAACTCGCTATTTATATATTGAACGGCTTTGTCTTGTGTTGTTGTAATCATCTGTACCGCTTCATTTTGTTTGATTTCTAATCTTTGAATACCTTGATTAATACGACTATCAATTTCAGTAACCAACGATTTTGTATCACTCAAACTTTTCTTTAAGTCCTCAACTTCTTCTTTAACACTTTCTGTTAAGTCCTGAATTGATTTGATATAAACTAGCTTTGTTTTACTGTCAAAATTACTAATTAGATCATTCTGGATATTGAAGTTAAATTGACGCTCTACAATTACGTTATTGCTACCGTTTTGAGTAAAATATGCTTGCGCATGTACTCGACCAGTGTATTTTAAGAACTCATTCGGGATAACGTATTGCATTCGTCCGTTAATTGCATCAACAATTGTAAGTTCATCACTAATATAAGCGCCGTGTTCATCGTCGAAGTTATCCGTCTTAAGCACAATACTAGTCATCGCATTATGTTTGCTGATTGATAACGGCTTATTATTCTTAGTTACTGCAAAATTTAAAACACCAGTTCCTCTATCTGATTCATAGAAACTGATGTTTGTGTCAATAACCGGATTATATTGTGATGTTGTTTGTAACTCGATTAAGTTATCATCTTTTGAAAAATTATCTACTACCATTATTCAACCACCTTTCCTTCGAATAAACTCCATTTACCAACGCCACCAGTACCAAAGTTTCTAACTAAAAATTGATGTGCAGACGGGAAGTTATTACGTCTTAATACTTGTGTTGTATTACCTGGTGTATTCGATTTTACTTCTAATATCCAACCTGCAATACCTTTAAAGTCTTTAGGAAAATCAGTAAATCGTTTTGATTCTTCAGTAGTGATATAGAAATCTAAACCAACGATTTTTAAATCTGATAATTTTGTAATACTCTTAGGGATATGTTCCCAATAACCGGCGTTTTGCGGACAGAAATTCCATGCTCCGTTGTTTTTCTTATTGAAAATGTCAATGACACGTTCAAATTTAAGCATATTTCTACCTGTGCTGTTTCTAGTTAGTACTTGTCTTAACGCACCATTATAATGACCAGGCAGTACATCAAAGAACCAACCTGCATCTCTAAACGCTTTCGGTAACGGGAAATCTAACGCATTTTGTGTGTCTTGCGTATAGATATAGTAATGACCAACTTCCGTAATATCACTTAGATATGCTGGGTTCTGTATTGGTAACGGTTTAACACGTCCACCTGAATCAGTCATTGATACTTGAGGTGCGATGTTTTTTAAGAATTGGTTTACACCTCTTTGACCAATTGAATAAATTGAGTGGTGTCTGTTGTTACCAGGTCCAATAGTTACCCCGATTAAAAGCGCTTTGCGTCCTGTTTCTAAATCGTAATACATATCTAGACCCTCAGCTTCTTGGAAGTCTCCTTTAAAGTTATTATTCACACCGCCAATATCGATACGTCGTTTAAATAACAATTCTTTCGTTTTGATATCGAAGCCTTGTAAGTAATTAGGGTTAGCTGGATTTGAATCGCCAGTGTACCAATATAAGATACCTGCATCATAAGCAATACCTTGCATAGGTTGCGTACCTGATGTGTATTGCATAGGGATATCCATTTGGTACAGTACTTTGTCTATACCTTTATCAATATCGTCAGCACTTCTTACTTCAACAAAATTTAATGCGTTCTTAGCTTGTTGTTCAGAAGTTTTATATTCACGTCTAAAAACCATTAAGTTTTCTATAGGATTATAAATTGCTGACGTATATCTATCGTTAAATACATTTGGCATAACGTCTTGCATTTCGTTGCCATACGTCATTTCTCCGCTTCTGTATTTAAAGCGTACAAACTTGTTATTGTTGTTAGCGTCTAACACTGCTGAATAAATCCACAACTCATTGCCGATATATCTATAGGCGTTGTGTGTGCCGTGTCCGCCATTTTTAACTAGCAGTCTATCAATAAATTGTCCGTTAGGCTTCAATCTAGATAACATGTAATGATTGCCTGGACGCGCTTGTGTCATGTAAATAATTTTTGTTCTAGGGTCTACCCAAAATGATTGCATTACTGCGTTAGTATATGGCGATAAATCTGTGATGAATTCCGGTTCTTGCTCTTTTGGTTCAAATCGGTATTCTGTCGCTTGATATTCTTTATAGTGTTCATCTACAGCTTTCTCAACCTTTTTAGTGAAAGCATCTAGTGTTGAATAATCATGATACAAACGATCTTGCAATGTCTTATGACCATAACCTGTATTATCAACGCGCGCGTCTTTTACTTCGTTGATACCGTCGCCGTTATGACCTAGTACCATGTTGCTAAATCGACCGTTTAAATATGTTAAAAAGTCAGAGACGCTACTTGTAACATTTAAATGTTCATACTTTATTTGCTCTCCATTATGTGCAAATACCTCTTTATTTCTATGATATTCAAGAGAGAAATTAAAATCAGTCAGCATGTCTGAAATAAGCTTGAAATTATACTCATTTTCATCTACATATCTGTAATCGAAAACTCTACTTAAGTCTGTAATTAATTTGTTATCCATGTCTTCCTCCTTTTCTATCCGTAAAACTGGTAATAATTTTTAATAAGTTCGTACATAATAACTTCATGCCCCCTCTCGTTCGGATGCAATCCGTCTGGCATACTTGATTTTCTGAACGCTGGATTATATGGCTTAAAATAATCTGTATGATAGGCATCATATACTGGTACATCCAATTCACTACAAGCCAATATCTGAGCGTTGACATAATCCTCTAACGTTAACCCTAATTTGTTTTTATCAGTATCTTTACGACGTATCGTTGTGCCACTCATAGGACATTGTCTAGTAGCTGTCATTACAAGTATTTTTGAAGCTGGATTATTTTTCCTGATAACTTCAATTGCAGAACAAAAGGCGCCGTAAAACGTTTTAGTGTCGGTTTTATCAGTGCCTATCGGTACGCCTGCCCAATAACCATGTAACCAGTCATCATCTGTACCTTGTAATATGATTAGGTCTCCTCTTATTTGCTCTGCTTGTCTATAAATGCTGTTTTCTACCGCTTCTTTACCTATTGGAACTGTTGCCATTGTTGCACCACCTCTTGCAAGGTTGGTCGTTTTAGCTTTTAACTTCTTGCCTAACATTTCTGTGAAATTAGTTTTCGCATGTGATCCTCTAGCTACAGAATCGCCAATCGTTCCAATCGTTTTTACATCTTTAATGTTTGATTTATCTATAAAATCATGAACGATAGTGCCGTCAGATGTAGTCACAGTTTTAGAGCTTACCTTCTGTTGTTTATCTTCAATCAAATCAGTTCTACTCATCAAATCGAGTGTTGATTTAGCTATTGACGCTACTTTAGACTTCAAGTTTTCTGCCGCTTTACTAGGATTAGAAAGGTTAACATCATTTAATCCAGAAACATAGTTAGCTGCAGTATTAACTTTTTTCATATATCGTTGTTCTCGATTAAACTCACCAAGCGTTACATCTTGCTTAACAATTACATTGTTTATACCCCTAATCGTTTTAACTTGTACTATACGGACTAAATCATTCAAACCTAGTTTGGTAGATTTTATTTGTACTATGTCTCCGGGTTGTGGGTCTGCTTCTGGATATGATTCTCTTAACACCAAAAAGTCCAAAGACAAAGATTGTTTTAACGACTTTTTCAATCTCGATTGTAATTCTTTATCCATAGTTTCTTGGTCAGTCACTTTACCATCTTTAAATGGTTCTGCGTGGATGTCGCCGTATATTTCAGCTAATGCACTTCTAGCTTCCATTACGAGCCCAGCGTGTTCGAATGTTTCTTCTCCTGAATAATTACCATATCCTCTAATGAAGGTGGCGAAATCACTTGCATCTTCCTCGAGTTTTATAGCGTTGGCGTTGACTTCATCAGAAATAAAATAAGACGCTTTTTGATTTGCAAAAGGCGTCAATACAAACTTATATCTGTCTTTCTTTTTGTCATACGTTATTTTATATTCTAAACCGAAATGTTCTAACCCCTTTTTAAACATTTCTAACCTTGTATCGCCTTCACCACCATTTTCAAACTTCGAAGACTTAACCTTACCTTCGACTTCAAAAAGCATTCCAGTACCTTGAAACACAATGTTAAAATATCTTTCTACTGTAAAAGATCCTGTTACATTAACATAAATCCTATCAATCATTAACTTGTCTATAGGAATCTCTCTAGCAGTACATTCAACCAGTTGTCTGTCGCCTTCTGATTTCCTATCAATGACAGTTATTACATATTCTTTCTTGTCGTTTTCACCTTCGACATGACTAACAATCCATCTTTTCCCTATAGCGTTAATAACTTCATAAGTATATTTATTTTCTAGAATATCAAAAGTTAATACACCGTCAGCATTAACTTTTTTTACTAAAGTTGTTTCTACTGGTACAGGTGCGCCATTACCTTTAGGTGGTCTTACAATTATTGTCATTCTGACACCTACTTATAATAAAATTTCAAATCAAACTGAACTTTTTGAACTGTTTGATTAAACTCAAATTTATTAGCTCCGTATTTAAATTTTGGTTGGGCTATGTTCGTTTCAGTGCTTATTTCGACACCGTTTTTATAAACTCGAAAGCTATCATAAACAATTTTGTCTCCAGCTTTTAGTTTAATCCCCTCAATTTTCATTATTTCAGCATGCGTTAAATTCCATACAAACGATTCTGTATCTTCGCCTAAAATAATTGTTATCTTTTTATACATGTTGAATTGGTCGTTAGGAGCACTACCATGATAGTAAACTGTACCTTTGCTCAAATTTTCAAATGTATACTTTCTTTTGTCTCCGCCTGCATGCCAATCAATATTAAAATCAAACGACCACAATCCAACCTTTTTGTTTTCTTCTAACTCTAGGCTTGTTCCAATACTTTCGCCGTATGGTAATTCTGTAGTTTCGAATTTTAGTTCAAAAGAAACTTTATTATCTTTTTGTTTAGGGTTTATAACTCCGTTAAAAATAACTTTATACTGTTTACCATTTACATAAATTTGTTGATCGTGTCTTGAATATTCATAATCCGGGAAGTTGTTTTTATCTAATTTCACGTAATCATCAGAAGTTGGTTGAGTAAACCTGTAATTCAACTCTTCTTTTCTTCTTATTTCTCGTAAATACATAGGTTCTATGTCTGTCGTTAACCTATACAACATATCTCGCATATAAGCAATGTCTGAACGATTTTTAACTTTACTCCATGTCTTCCTCCTTTTCTATCCGTAAAACTGGTAATAATTTTTAATAAGTTCGTACATAATAACTTCATG